ATTGTAAAAATTTGTTATATGAATCAATAAAAAATTGTTAATTAAATGTCTTTGTTATCATTTACTCACACACACACACATACACACACACACCCTTTAACCTTACCCAAACCAACAGCTTCGCGTAAACCATCACTAAACATTCTCTTTAATTTTTTTATATAGAAGAAATATAGAAGAAATAGAGATAGATAAAATAAAAATTATTAGTGTGCTGTGTAAAAATATACATAATATATATATAACAACAGCACGAAAGATACTAAGTGAGGAACTATATATATATAAACATAATATATAAATATATATGATAATATATAAATAAGAAAGAAAATAATATAAAATATATATTAATACAAGCATGAGTCATAGACAAAGAACAGCACAGTATATAAAAAGTTTGTTTCTGAGCTAAACTGTGTAAATGTCTTTGTTCTCCACTTGTGTTGTTACTATTTTTAGTAACATTTACTGTGATATTTCTTAAAGCTTATTGGCTGCACACATACAATCAATTTCTCAATCATTGTTTTGCGATTAATTTATCTACTGACAATTGTAAATAGAAGTAATTTACACTAAATAATAAATAAAATAATGAAAAATAAATAAAATAACAATTATTACGATTTATTTGGAATAATATCAGCAAATGTATACACATTATGGCCATCGGCCCTGACTTTATTTAGTCCATCCATACATCCATACCATCTTTTTTCGAGTGTTCATATCAGCTTTTTGGGAATGGCAGTTTAATACAGCGGCTGGTCTTCCAGATTTATAACCACAATACGCCTGTATATGGCTTCAATCTTTTCAGGAGGCCACGTAGGGTTAATCACGAAATCCAGCGAATTGACGCATATAATACGTCTCAATCCGGCCGGGATATGCGCGGTACCGTACAACACCCGCATCGTACAGGCAAACCGGCAGTCGAGGACATTCTGCGCTTCACCAACAAACCATTCCGCTAGATGAACGTCGTCCAAAACGAATCCATCATAGGGGAATTTGGTGGAACCCAATTTCCTCAGCTCCTGTTTCTCGGTCACGTGCAGTGGTTGCTCGAAATGAGACAGGGCAAAGTTAGTTTTGCCTATCCCACTTTTACCGACGAATACCCATGACCGCATTGACACTTCATCAGTCTCCGGATCTCGATACATGAATCCATAATAGGGCCATCGCCACCCAGACTTGAATTTTGCCTGCGTAACGCTACCCAACTTGTGAAGCAATGCCCCCTCTAGCTTCTCTCGAAATCTGATATAATCCAGGGGCCTCTCACGCTCTACCATCTCCATCCCCTCACGTTCACTATTAACGTTAAGGAATTTAGCCCAAAACTCCTGGTCTTGAGACAGGCGAGCACGTTCACCATGCTTAATAGTCACACCATTTTCGACGCGAGTGTCTACTTTAGTGCAGTAATCCACCCACTTTTGAACATCGTGCGACTCTACAACTCCCACGAATCCGACCCCAAATTTCTTTGCAACATTGGACGCTGTTGTTGCGTACTTGCATGTGATGAACAATTGGATGTGGCGAAATCCTGAGGATGACATTTCCTCTTGGCCGCAGGCAAATGAGGTGAACTCATTGAGTAGCTAAACAGACAAATTGCATTTAATATCATACTTATCAAATGGAAATTAGTCTGTACTGTGGTGAATGAGGTCGTTTGATTGGCGTACTGTGCGAAGGGGATGGAAAGTTGGAAATTACGGGCACGTCTAACTGAGTCAACTCGAGTTGATATCTTTGTAGACACTGATGCACTGTGTCCACTGCATTCTTTAATATCTGTTCGGGCGCGCTTTCGTCCCGGAGATTGTTGATTTTCTCGATTTTCATCAGCATGTCCGTTCGAGGACATATCAATCCATACCCCGCCCTCACGTCGGTTATCAATTGGGACAGGTAATCTACACATTCGAAGTGTGTTTTGCCCTCCAGATCGCTGGAATGCCGCAAAGAGAGAAGTAGGTCCGCAGGGCTTTCTTGGACTATTGGCGCCTGATGCATCGACGCTAAGCAATTCAGTATCTGCACGTCTAACATCGAAGTTAGGCACTCCATCAGCTTCTGCTCCATCAACATCCTGTATAGATAGACAGTGAATGAAATTATTAACACACCATCTCTATACCGTTGGAAGAGGAATACGGACGGGGGTATCTGTATCGCCTTGTAATACACCTCCCTCTTTTGACATATGTTCTGAAACAGATGCCTGAACCGAGGTTGATTGTACGACAGCAGCATCCTCAGATCCAGGGTGAAGTTGTGTGCCGAGGCCCGTTTGATCAAGTCGAGATTGAGAGGCACGCCACTTACATGAGGCTGTTTCTGGAAAAACAGACCATCCATAGTCATCCTCTTGAATTTCCATCCGTCTTTGTTGTTGGCGTTTAGGTTGTCTTGGTCCATTTTTAGCATTCATCAGAATAACTAAAATGAAAATATCAAACTAGTTATATAAGCCAATAGAATTCCCGCAACGTAATATATTTAGTATAAATACAAGTGATTATTTTTGAAACGCATTTTAACAACATGGGTATCAGACGTAAAAAAGTCACTAAAACAGTCACACCAAAACGCACTACACAACATATACAGAATCCAGCTTATTCAGGCACACCCGGTGGACCACAGGCAGCCAGCACACCATTACGAAACACACCTACACGCACACCGCCTACAAAGACAACACCTATAAGAAACAGATTGCGTAGTAGAGTAGTGGGCCGTAATGGCCAAGCGGTAGACAGACCGCTACTCAGCTATCGGGGTAGAGGTGCGAACTTCGGTATCATGCATAATTCACCTACTAATCCAAGAAATATTATGCGCATGCAACCTCGCGTAATGGTTGAAAATATACTAAACTTGTCAAATTACAGAGAGACGTCATTTGGCACACCGACACAAACACCTAGACAAACTCCTCAGGTGACACCTAGAAACTCACCGACACAGCCTCCTATTCAACCACCTAACCCTGAAATACCAAGACCATCACAGCCCATTATAAATAAAAATACTGATGGCACGGGACCTGGACCAAGTGGTGTTCAATACACTAAAGATAATACTATATTAGATGAATCATCTATATTAAAAGACAAAAAAAGAAACTACAATTTACGAAGACGACTTATAAGTAAATTTAAAAACAATAATAACAAAAATATATCAACTAAAAGTAACATACCTTTAATACCCATGACTTCATTTAAAAATAAACCACAAATTTTACCGAAACCACAACCGAAAGGCATACTGAAACCAAACATTATACCTAAAATTAAACCTGCATATCCCCCTAAACATTTCATCACCAATAAGCCACCACCGATAAGATATAATCCTTCATCTAAAATATTAGGATGGGGAACTGACAAAGGTGTGAAAATTAAATCTGGGGTTGGAGGTATATTAGGTATAGGAAAAGAAACCACTAAATTAGGACATTTCATTAAAGGAACTGCTAAAGCCGGGTTAATCATTGGCTTAGGATTAACTCTTGGTCAAGTTTTATACGCTACAGGACAATATTTTCAACAAGCTAGAATAGACAAAATGGCATTCGACGATATACACAACGAAATAAAAACTGTGTTTCCAAGATTAGTTTTAATGAATCGATACGTTAAACAATTCCAAAATTTCAAATTCAAACATAATCCTTTTAAAGACACAATACCAAAAGCTATACAACGTTTAGCAGATCAAGCTTTAAACATTGAAAGGTTAAAAATCGCTCATAAAAATTCATACTTCGGAGTTCGAATACCACAAGAAACTAAAGATAAATACGTCAATTTATACACACAAATACTAAGCGTTGTAAATGAAGTCAATAAAACTGTTAAACCATTAGCAATTGAATTAAACAATTTGACATATGAGGAGTGCGTTGAAATACACAGAAGAAAAACAGAAAAAATGAAACAAGAGATGGAGGACGCAGAGGAGGAAGACCCCAGCAAAATATTCCCTGGTCCAGGAAAAATTCCTTTGGATGAAGACATGAAAAAATATATCAATCCCCATACTAACATGTCATACACAGAGGAAGAATGGTCAAACTTACCTGCCGATATTATACAAAAAATCGAAAATGGAGAACAAGTCAGTGTCGGCCCACAAACTAGTGGAGACGGTGGAATCGGCGTGGCAGAAAACCAACCAGTTCCTCCACCAAGCATATCTGAGAGGGAGAGAGAAGTTAATGAAGAGGAGGCTAAACAAGACGAAAACAATATTACGAGTAAATCTGCAATATGCCCTCACGGCCGATGCCGCCAGATACTTGTGGAAAAAGCTGTTCGGAGCACTGCATCCTGTCGGGCCCCTGCATTTGTACAGATTCATCATCAGAAGAGGACGTTCTAGACAGGAACCTGGAGAATATCAGAGCGGCAGTATGGGGTAAATGTATACACTGTCGTCAAGAACTCACCCCAGAAGCCAGACTGAGATTACAAGTCTATATGATGCAATTACAAAACTTTGCTTATCCCTCATTGGGTGACGCTTTTGTATTTAATCAATAAACGTGTATAAATAGACGTCTTATTTTGGTTATTTTATTTATGACCGATAATAATAAAATGCCAGATGATCAGGCTAATCCCCCTATAGATACTTACCAGGGTTCTTTCGATAACTTTGGAGAGGATCATGAAATTATTACCCTTAAGAATAGTGGGCACTTTTGTTTGGGCATGCAGGAGAATGATGTTTGGGGTTAATCTTCCTTGGGGAATGGTATTATCCCCACGTTTGCGCGAATATGCAGGATTTTTTAATATTCTTCATAATTTCGTCTGTTACCGGCCATTATCCTGCAAATTTCGTCTATATAATCTGCAGACTACTGGCCAGGTGGGCACTAACGACTTTGCAGGAGCTCCTAGAGCAACTGAAATACTTACCTTTACCGATACAATTGGTGTTACTGGGCGGGGCCTGGTGCAACCTCCTCATCTTCAAAAGGCATTTACTGAACTCTATGAGGATAATAGTTTTATGACTAGAGCCTTTAACGGAGGCGGTGCTAAGAAATGGGATACGTTTCTTAATGAAAAATTACATGGTAGTCTTTCTACTGATTTCATTCCCTATGAGGGATCACCCAATATTAACGTGGTGCCTACCAATGTTGGTCAGGATATTGCATGGAATTTTGATATGCCAAATGATAGTGTCCCTCGTTCAACTGTTGAGTTCTTTGTACAGAAAAATAAGAGCAGTAGTGACAAGGGACAAGAACAGCAAATATTACGATTCGATAATACACACCATAAGATATTCTCCTCTAACGATGTCCATGCAAACATGGGATCATTATTGGGAACAAGATTCGTAGAGGGTGGAAAAAGTTATACATTTCCTATGAGTAAAGAGTGTGAAACGATACAATTCGAGCATATGGTAAGATATATATATTATGTATATTTTTACAGAGCACACTAATAATTTTTATTTTATCTATCTCTATTTCTTCTATATTTCTTCTATATAAAAAAATTAAAGAGAATGTATAGTGATGGTATACGCGAAGCTGTTGGTATGGGTAAGGTAAAAGGGTGTGTGTGTGTATGTGTGTGTGTGTGAGTAAATGATAACAAAGACATTTAATTAACAATTTTTTATTGATTCATATAACAAATTTTTACAAT